GTCGCACCCGTGATGTCGATTCCTGTGCCATTCGCGTCCGTCACTTGGACATCGATGCTGGTGGCTGTGCCGACATTGACATCGAGCGGCTGGTCTGCTCCAAGACCATCAGCCAGGAGTTGATATGGTCCGATGTGTACGCTCGTTGCAGCTGATACTGGCGTCAACAGATCAGCGGAAATGTAGTCGGTGCCATTGTGAAGGAGAGCGCCCTTGAGTTCCACAGCTGCATCATAGTCATTCACGATGGCGTGAACATCAGCATCAACACGGCTGATTCCACCGCTTTGATGCAGAGTGACCAAACCTTCTTTTGATGGGGCATCAGCACGCAATACGTTATAGCCATATGAACCATGCGTTGAATGCGCACTGGTAAGTTCATCCCACACGAGATTAGGTATTTGATTGACTGTTGCGTCAGTGGAGACTGCAAGCTGGTGATCCTCATTGAGGACTCCACCGAATGTGGTTGCTCCGGTATAGCCAGCGTTTGAAGCACCCCAGACAGCAGATGCCGTCTGCGCTGATGTCAAGCCACCAGATGACAGTTTGACCGTCATGACCGCACCGTTAGTACCGCTTGCACCACGTACAACTACAGTGACATCGTCAGCACCAGCCGCAAGCGCAGCATCAGGAAGGTCGAGGCGATACACGCCCGGCATATTGGTTGCGTCTACCTCCGCAAAGCCACCAGATGTCCACGCCTGTGCGATTGTACGGGCTACCAGAGGGATAGATACGCTTGCAGTGCGTGTGCGGTTGTAGCGGGCTGACAGACCGCTTGTGGAGGCTGTTAGACCTGTAGCACCGAGATACAGTTCGATGCTTTGTGATGTTGAGCCGGGAGCGATTGTAATGGTCGATGCGTTGCGCTCGGTTGGTTGATATGTTGGAGTCAACGTGCTTGATACGCTATACGTTTGATATCCAGCGTCAGGAGTAGCACCTGTCCAAGTGGTTGAATATACGTCCGTTGCTTCTGCTCCTGTTGCCGTTCCAAAGCCTTGATTAGGGCTATTCGGTTCTGGACTCCAGAAATCAGTAGCATAAAGTCCAACCATACGTGGATAGCCATAGGTCAGGCGGGATGACCCAACAGCGGTTGAGTTACTTCCGGGTGTTGCTCCTGTAGATGCTGCTCCAATAAAACGATTATAATCTTCGGTTCTATGTGATGTCACACAACTAATAGCTACAGATGACCATAGAAAAAGATTATTTCTAAAAACACTGGGGAATGAAGAGGAGCCAGAACTAAAATCACAGGCGTTGCCATAACAACCACTAAAGGTGTTGTTAATCACACTTACTTGGACTGAAACACAATATAGTTGATAGTTTCCACCAAAGAAAATGCAATCTTTAACAGATGATGTATCAGCTACATTATTTCCCTGTAAGTAAAGCATTAGCCTAGCAGTTTCAAATACACATTTACTAAATGTTGCGTTTAAAGCGACAGAAGTAGGTGCAGTTAATTGTGCTACCGCACCACTGCTAGCTACTCCGTCATAACCCTGTTGTGAAAATAAACACTTAGAAAATGAAATGTTTTGAGAAGTTAGAAACGTAACTAAACCGTTTCCAGAACTACCGCTACCTTTTCCTTCAAAAATGAAATTATAAAATGAAAGGTTGTTTTTAGATGTACCTTTAAGAATGGCTCCAGTGTAAACAATGGCAGCATTACCAGCACTTGAGAAACCAGAAAGACGAACGATACCAGCCGTCATACCTGTAAATTGTGATGCTGTAACATCACCAATAATCTGTACTGTAGATGAAGGACTGGTAAAACCCACCACTACTTGTTCTAGGTAATGACCGGGAGCAACATAGATGATGTCTCCACCGACTACTCCAGAAGTATTACTCAATGCTTTTTGTATTGTTGCCCACGCTTGATTTGTTGCAGGACCAGTGCCAGAGTTAGAGTCGCTTCCGCCCGGTCTTACATAATAAGTTGCCATTACTCAGCGTCTCCATTAGCAATTTCAAGAGCCATCGTCACTGCAAACTGCTGGACTGTTTGATACTGAAATAGTTGGTCTTGCATAACCCACCACTCATTGACGCTAGTACCATCAGGTCCAAATGTTCCGAGCAGATTTCCATCGTCATCAAGGACATCGCCGAATACTTTCCAGTCAGTCGATGGTGCTGGCACTTTTTCAATCACAAGGTTTTGAATGTTCATTTGCCCACCTTCAGTGCGTTCATCTGCGTACCACTGAAAGGCATCGTCAAGAACGCCAGCACAGAACTCACCGCAGCGGAGACACCAGCCGCTACCGCCTTGCTCCCGTACAGTGCCATCACTGCGCCCAGCTCGGCAACATCCTTGGCTTCAGCCGTGCGTACGCCATCGCCAAAGACGCTCGTGAAGGAAGCCACGAAAGCCACGATCACAACGACCACGAGTCTTTTGATTGATATGCTGTTCATCTCTTCGCCTCCAGTTTGGTGACCTGCGTTTTCAGTTCGCCTGTCACCGTTTCAAGGGTCACAATTCTCTGCCCGTGATTCTTGATCGTAGCTGTATCAACAGCATTGCGCTTGTCCATCTTATGCAGGAACTGCACGATGTACACAAGTAGTGTGACAATCAAGCCTGTCACAAAGATACCAATATTCGTCCATTCTGCTGGGCTCATGCTGTTCGCTCCACTAGTCCTACGTGCTGTACTAAAAGGTCGGTCTGTCCAAAGTCTGTACCAACCACATCGTAATACTTTGAATCGTCACCCGTGACGTAGACCCTATCGTGAGCCATTACATCAGCCGATACCGGGAGAGTAACATTCCACCCTGCTGATGGCTGGATGCCACCGCCAACAATCGATTCTGTATCGCTCTGGTTGGATAACCTGCCCTTGTAATCGGCAACCTTACGCCATGTCTCAGTAACACCGCCTCTGCCGTCTTCCGTAAGCGTGAAGCGGTGAACCTCAATAGGTGTCTGGCAGAGGTTACGAACTAACCCAGCCTGAAGCGTTGCACGGAGAATCGGACTCATGCGAACACCACCGGACGATACTTCTCAGCCATCTCGATGCAATGCGCTTTGAGCTGTGAGAGTTTCACATCACTTGTGCCTTCTTTGGCATCGATGTCTGAAGCACAGCGGGAGGCTTTGATGAACCATGCTTGCCGAGTTGCAGTCCGGACATCATAGCGTTCTACGTTAGCAGGTCCCATATCAACCCACATTAGCACAGGGTCGCTTGTGCCATCTAGGACGCTCCAGCCTTTCCACTGCCCACCGGGATACTCTGCCCATTCTGGTTCTGTGGTTGCCGTAGTGCCAGCCACACGGCACTCATAGACCCTGCCATTAGGAGTAGTAGGGACTACACGGTCACCGACAGCATAAGCCGTGCTGGCTGTCCATGTGGAGAACCGTGAGTAGGAATCAAGGATAGAGCCTATCTCGGTTGTGGACAGTTGCGGGTAGGACTGGGCATCCACGAACAGGCTTACTTGTGCAATGGCTTCGGCACGGGTCAACATAGTGTAAGTATCCCACACAAAGAGAAAGCCCCCGGCAGTGATGCCGAGGGCTTTGTAGCGAGTCTGCTAGGATTATGTAGCAGAGGATGCACCGACGATGAGCGAGCCTGGGACTCGTGCAGATGCTGTACCGGAAACGTTTCCGATGTCAAATGCGGAGAAGGCGTAACGCTCGGTAGCCTTGAATGCAAGCGCATCTTCCTTGAAGTACTGCTGATCGGATACTTCGATGGTAACCGAGCGACGGTCACCGAATGCAGTTCCAACAGACAGGTCACCGAGCAGGATGTATGGCGTAGAAGCTGCCAAGGTTTTCTGCATATTCTGAACGAATACAACATCATAACCAAAGAGCTTAGGCTGTGCGCCGAATGCCTGCTGGAGGTCAAGGATAGCGTTTCCGCTAAGTGCGTTGAGCAGAGGAGCGATGGCGTTGTACCAGATCTCCTTGTGCATATACCACTTAGCGTTAGCTGCGTAGGTTGGCAAACGTCCTACCATCGTTGCAAGGTTGGTCAACGTTGGAGCATACGTGATGGTCTGCCCGGTCGTGAACTGAACCAAGGATGCGATGTTAGCCTTCGTTGCGTTGGCATTGTAGACAGCCCAGAGACAACCATCAATGGATGTGGTTGCATCGGTAGCGTTGTTGAAAACAACACGGTCTTCTTCCTTAGCCAAGACATAAGCCATGTCACGGGCAAGGGATGCACCAAAGTCGATGATGCTGTCTTCTGCGAGTTCCTTGGAAACCTGCGTAAGAACTGCTGCCTTCTTCGCTGTCAAGCTAACCTGTGCAAAGGTCATATCCGACAATGTGATTGCCGTATTCTCTCCCGGGTAGTAGACAGTCGTGGATGCAGTAGCGTTTGGTACACGGAGCGTGTCGCTGGACATCGGGTAGATGCGGCAGTTCTGACGTGCAATACCAAACTGTTCACGGAGGTAGATAAGGTCACTGGACAATGGATCTGGGACGGTATAGCCACCAGCACTGTCTGTGCCTTCGTTAGCCTTAATGTGGTTCTTGACCCAGTCGGTAGCCTTGCGGTTGCCCATAATCGAGCGAGCCCACTGACCCCAAGCGTATGCCTTGTAGTTACGCTCTTCAGCAGTATCACCGGGGAGGAGGTCTGTAATGCGCTTTGATACGCCACCGGACTTCCATGGCTTGTCTTCTACAGGAGCGGAAGCAACAGGAGCGGTAACGCCGAGGGACTTGATGGTCTCAATGCGCTCTTCGATGTTCTTTGCCTCAGCCATCAGGGACTTGACCTGTGCAAGGTCTCCATCACCGGCTGCGAGTTCACGAGCGGAAGCGAGAAAACCTTCACGCTTTGCTTGTAGTTGTTCGATATTCATAGTTGTGTTAGCAACTCCAAACGGGCGAGCAGTTCGGCTCGCTCGTTTACATCAGTGGCTTTCGCCTCGACTACGAGATCCGGTTGCGTCTCTGGCTGGTCTGCGTCCCGCAGTGAATCCCAGACAACAGGGGCAAGGCGCTTTGCGCTTGACCGGCTAAGACCGACTGCATCCCGCAGCCGACGTTCGACACCCCGCAATGATGCAGGTTGTACGCTTTTGACACCGTGCATGGCAAACAAAGCCTTAGCACGTTTTGCAAATTCATCAATAATGGCATCTGCCATGCTCTGATCGCTTACCATCTCGATAGCACCGCAGAGCGCATCGTAGTAGGCTTCCAGCCCTTCGTGTACCATCTCGCTTTCGGACTCATCAAAGACCGACACAGCGTATTCTTCCGGGGATTGCTCAGGCATCGGAGCCATTACCATCTCTTCTTCTTCCATCATAGGCTCCATGCCGTACATCTCCTTTAGGCTCTTGACACTATTCCGGTACTCGGCAGGTGTAGGCGTGATGCTTGCCTCAGCGATACACCAGCGGGTAATCTCGCTAGCCTTGCCTACGCTCTTGCGCTCGACCATATGACCAGCTGCACCAGAGGAATAACCCATCTTGCCTTGCTTGCAAAGTTTGGCAATCATCTCACCGTAGGAATCTGCCATGTCCAACTGTGCTTCGTACCAAAGCCCGGTTTCATCCATTTTGACGTAACCAGTACCGATGGACTTCTTGCCTACAAATTTATCCATACCGTGGTGATAATAAAGATTCAACGGGACACGCTGACCGGCTTTGATAGGGAAACCGAAATCAGTTTGAGGTGTGAAAAAGTCACCCTCTAGATCGGTTGCATCAGGAGAGCCAAAGCGCACAAGGTAGCCTTTGACGCTTCCTAAGCGGTCACTCTTAATCGCATCACTGTAGACGGTTAGCAGGTCCATAGCGTAAGTATCCCACACACCCTATATGAGGCTCCGTAGTGGCAGTACACGGGTTGTAGGACCCCAGTCTTGGTTGTCCTGCACCTGCACAAAATCAGCAAGCGGTTTGCCATCCATGTACATCTGATAGCGTGTAGGTCCCATGATAGCCATCTTGTCTGCTTCCGAAAGACCAGCAAGGATTCGATCAGGTGTTGCTACTGCTGGGCGTGTATCAGGGATAGATGAATCCCCGGTAATCTCTGCCCATGACATGGTTGCAGGAACCATGACACAGCGACAGTTCGGATGGCTAGGCATGATCTCGTCTGTAGCGTGTAGAGTGCCAGACAAAGCCAAGCAAGCCAGACATACACGGCTATCCTGCGTGGCTTGCCGTCGGTAACCTTGCACCGCTGGGTTCTGCGTGTAAAGTTGCCGTTGAGCTTCTCTGGCACTTCGGATCATCTCAGTTCGTGCTATCGTCTCTGCACGGCTTCTACCGATATCAGCTGCTTTGCGTACACGCCGTGCTACTGTTCGTGGACCTTCACCAAGACTGATTCCCTGTACAAGAGCCATCTGCATAGCGTCAGTGGTTACCTGCGGTATGGTCGCAAATAACTCACCCAGAGGGCTTCCATCACCCGAAAAACCGACAAAGGCTTGGAGGCTTTCGTCTGGCAAGGCTGTCCATGTGTAGCCGAGTGTTGCTCCAGCCGGTTTACGACCTGCCGCCGTTTCAACCATGCTGACGCTTGCCTCATTCGCAAGGATGGCGCTTTCGAGTTGTCCATCGGCAGTTATCTGTGCCCCCTCGATTGAAAACTTTTTGAGGTTACGTCCTAACTCTTCTATGTTGTCAATGATGCGCTGTTTCATCCAGAGGATGGTTTCAGATGGCGGTTCACCGTTGGCTTCACGCTCTGCGATTCGTCCCTCTAACGCTTCAAGCTCATCGATGCTGGCTTTGGTCGCTGCCTTGTATGCACGTTGCATACGGCTGATGGCTACGCCTTCACGCTCCAGTAGGTCGTTCCTGAACTTCTGACTTGCGGCATAAATCCTAGCCGTGCCATCGTTTACTCGTTTGAGCTGATCTCCAGCTCGTACCCGTAAAAAGGGTGCGACTTGTACACTACCCCCGGAGTGCAACAATCAAGGCTCTTGCCTTCGCCCATGATCTGGTCGCGCTTGGCTGTAGCCCAAGAGAATCCGGCATCACCACCCCAGAGATCCCACGCTACACGACCGGGGCTAGGGAATCCATCTTCTCCAGCGTTGAAGCCTTCAGCTTCCTTGTCTACTTCATGGCGGGAGAAGAACGAGTACATTCGCAATATGGTGTCTTCGCTGAGTTTCTCACCGTTTACGATTTGGTTAGCACGGGCAAGACCTACACGAGTACCGCCGGCTCTGCCTTCTTCTTTCCATGCCAATGCACGGCTGGCTGCCTCTTGCATACCTTCGTTCGGGATGTACTTGAGGTCAAACGATTTAGCCTCATCTCGCAGGGTAACCGGAGCGGCTCCAGTGTGTTGCACTGGCAGGTTTAGGAAGCTTGTCACGCTTGCCGGGTCGTAGCCAGAGCGGATGAGAATACCTGCTGCATTGGCTGTCTCTGCAAGCGGTGCGCCACCTTCACCTTGAATCGGTATAGCGGTTGGATGCAGTACGCCTTCATCTTCCGGGATGGCTTCGAGACCAGCAATGCGCTTTGCTTCTGCACGGTCAATGATGCCAGCCTTGTACAACTTCTCTGCACGATCGGCTTCAGCTGCTAGGTCATCAGCCAGTGCCCGTACATTGTCAACGTTAAAGACGATGTAATCGCCCTCTTGCGTCTCTTGGTACTCTGGCAAAAGGTCAGCGGTTAAAGCGTCAGAGATGGTACGGAGTAACGGAACCATGCCATCTTCCCATGCCGCCTGTTGCGCTCTCTCGTAGTTAGCATAGGTGCTACGCTCAAGACCAGAGCCAAGCCCCAAAACCATAGGGTTGATGCCAAGAGCCGAGCAGATGCGCTCTTCAGGTACACGTCTCACGGAATCCAGAGCAAGCTCGGAAGGTGTCAGGGATACACGATCCATCTTGTACGGTCCGGTCATTACAACTATGCCACCAGAACCGTCACCGCTTAGGTCTTCGTGCAGTTGTCGCTTGACCTGCCGTGCATCGTCCATGCTGAGGTCTACGCTTGCATCCTTGGCATCTGGTCCAACGATGAGCGATGGCATAGCACCGTTAGCAAGCAATCCCCAGGCTGTCGTGCTTGCTGTGTTGTCGGTAGCAATCTCACGCAGTACAGCGGTCACAGGTGAGCGTCCAAGACGAATATCGCTAGGCTCCCTGCCGTACCGGATGTGGATGATGTCAGATACAGGGATGTCAAAAGAACGTCCATCAGTCGTGTAAACGTAGTGAGTTAGTGGGTTTGTACCGTTGCCTACAGGTCTAACCATGTCCTGCGGAAGGAACTGCAAAGCAGTAACAGTGCCACGAGTGGATGAGCGTATCTTTCGGATGTAGGTATTGCCGAATAACTTATAGTCCTGCACAACCCATGCCCAGAAAAGAGAACCCATGACCAGCGGATCTGGTTGTGCAATGAGCTGAAGGGCTGGATGCTCGATAGGCTCTGCCTGTTGCATATCGACTTTACGCATGACCTCTGGCGTAGCCTGTGCCCAATTCCGGATGTACCAGTCCATAGCGGAAGCCACAACACCGTTTAGCCCTAGGTCTCCTGCTATCCTTGCCCAGTCTTTGGTGCTACCCGGTAGGGCTCGGCGTAGTAATGTCTGCAACTGACCAGAGCCGTAGCCTGTTAGGTAGACATCACGGGATTGGGATAATGGGAGCGGAAGCATTGCGGTAGGGTTCGCAGCTGCTTTGCGTCCTAGGAAGCGGTCAAAGATACCCATGCTCCTAGTATCCCACAGGACTAGACTGCACCCCATGAACGCTTAGATCCGCACACCTGCCAAGCATAAGCCAAAGCGTCAACCACGTCATCGTGCCTCCCAACCGGGAAACTCAGCAGCTCATCCTCAAAGTAAGCCGGGAGCCCTTGGCAATGCATAACCTGTGATTGTTCATAGCGGGCTTCTAGAGGCGCAAAGCGGGTCACTTTGTCACGGTCTGGGCGTATCCCTCGGATAGGCAGTTTGGTACGTCGTAGAAGCTCCTGCACGACAGCCGCCTGATACTGCACCTGCTCAATGCCGATCATGCTAGGCTTCCACTTATCCGCCATGGCTTCAATGAAGCGTAACACGGAAGCAAAGTCTGCACGGGTACGGTTGATGTCTCTAACGTAAATCGTGCCATCCTCACCACGGGATACAACAGCAACCCCGGTATAGTCTGCTTCGCTTTTGGTACTGATAGCAAGGTCAACACCGATGTAGGTGGGCAAGCCTTCTGGACAGTCACCGTAGCGCAACCACTCCCGCTTGATACGAGCACCAGCTGCATCGACGAACTCTGCCAGATACTCCTGCCTGAACGCAATCGATGGCAAGGATTCCCCAGCTTTGTCTACTTCGGTAGGATCTATCCAAGGATTAGCAGTGGTGGGCATCTGCCATGCCATCCAGTCCGGATCTGCACCAGCCATGCCGTACAAGATCTTGAAGTAGTTGGAGCCCTTGGGAGTGCTGAGAAAGAACGCATCGCCTTTGTAATCTGTAAGCGTTGGGCGGATGGCTTCCGTCCATGCTTGTTCTAGATGCCTTGCCATGGCGGCTTCGTCAATGATGACTCGCTTGTACTTACGACCACGGGCAACCGTGCTAGGGTCATCAAGTGTCCAGTAATCAATCGCTGCCCCGGTTATGAGTTCGATGCGTGGAGCAGGAGTCTGCACAGCTCGCCGTATCACAGGGGAATAAATCCTCTTATGATCGTTGTATGCCTCTTCCAGCAAGCGGTAGGTGGGTGCAAACCAAGCGCAGGGGAGTGCATCTTTTAGGATAGGGTCCGAAAGTAAATTACCGCCAAGCGTTGTTTTACCAAAGCGTCTACCTACTCAGCCACAGGCAAGGACGTTGTATCGCCTTGCCTGTGCCATTATCACCTGCTGTGCTTCATGAGGTCGAGGGAGAACCAATCGTATGTCTGGCATTATGGCTTGTCTGCGTATTCCACGATTACCTTGACAGGTGAACCGTCTGCGCCGGTCTGTTCTACCCTAGATGACCACTCGGCTTTGTGCTTTCGTTCCAGCCACCATGCAGCAGCCTGCCATGTCGTATCAGCTGCCTTTTGGATGATAGCAACGTTGCGTACCTCGGCATCACCTTCTGCCTTTTCTATAGCGTCCGCAAAATGCGAATTAGATTTTAGCCAGTTGGCAAATGTATCCTGTGAGATACCAGCATAAGCGCAAGCAGCACGACGGGTATTACCTGCTCTGAGTGCTTGTGTAATGCGTGTTTCTGTTTCCTCGTTGTACTTGGTTGGTCTACCTGCCATCTAGTACCGCCTTCTGCCCTGTGGCATTTTCCCATCGCTGAATAATGACATCGCAATACTTAGGGCTTATTTCCATCCCATAGCATTTGCGCCCTAACTGCTCAGCGACAATAAGTGTCGTACCTGAACCGAGGAATGGATCACTGCATATATTCCAATCACCCATAAAATTAGCAAGTTCGTTTATAACCGTAACGGCTTTTTGAGTTGGATGTACACGATCTTCTCCCTTTTCTTTGGCTGTAAATCCGGTCCAAAGATGCCGAATAATGATTCTCTTTTTGTGTGGGAATATCCAACATTCTTCGAAATGATTTTGTGGACCAGCAACCGTATGGTGTGGTTGCTTATCCCATATCAACCAACTGCCACCTTTGGGTAATGTTTCGTAAAACCAACCTCCACCCCAAACTGCCATTTTTTCACATTGCCACAGAGTCAATATTGGCTCAAAGTCAAAGTCTGCATCATCACCAATAACAGCATCGTAGGTTTTTCCCCCTCTTGGCATCTTGCTGTAATCAGTGTTTAAGCGCATTCCATATGGAGGGTCTGTTAATAATAAATCAGAAACAGCACCATCCATCAGTCGTGCCACATCATCAGCCTTGGTACTGTCACCGCAAAGCAAACGATGCCTACCAAGAATCCAAAGGTCTCCCGGCTTGCATCGTGTCTCGACTTCCTCCGGCACTTCGTCTGGATCGGTTAGCAACTCAGTAGGGTCAGTAGTACCAGCTAGTTCATCAATCAAAGCATCAAGATCAGCTGCGCCATACCCGGTACCTTCCAAACCGATAGGCGTGTTAGCAAGCTCGGCAAGGATGTCGGTTATCTTGGTCGTGTCATCTTGCCCGATACGGGTAGTCCGGTTGTCAACAACCAGAATGCGTAGCTCTTCTTCGTGAGTAACGTCAACCCATTGCACAGGTACGGTTTCCCAGCCTAGAGCCTTCGCAGCCATCACCCGATGATTTCCCGCTAGGATGTGCTTTGTGCTCAGGTTAGCGACCACAGAGCCGTACCAGCCGTTTACCGCTAGACTCTTCTTG